CAATGCTTATAGTTTCTATCCCGGACGTCGACGCATTCGACGAGGAGACCGAGACCTTCGTCTCCTGGCCCGGAGGGAAACTTCATCTGGAGCACAACCTTCTATCCCTGTCAAAATGGGAGTCAATTACTCATAAACACCTGATTGGCAATGAAGACGTCACAGAAGAGGAACTTCTGATGTATGTCGAGTGTATGATTCAGGATCCCGTTTATGACAAGTCCCTGCTCCAGAGGATTCCCTCCCATGAGCTGTCTCGTGTTAACGATTACATCGCCGACACAATGACCGCCACTATTGTAAAAGACAGGCCTAATGCTCGAGGATCTGGCGAGTTCGTATCATCGGAGTTAATCTACTACTGGATGATCGCCTGTCAGATACCGTTCACTTGCGAAACGTGGCACCTTAATCGTCTACTGACTTTGATTAAGGTCTGCAACGAGAAGAGTGAACCCTCAAAGAAGATGTCCCAGTCTGAGATCATGTCTCGGAACCGGGATTTGAATAGGGCTCGAAGAAAGGCCCTTGGATCGAGAGGATAATATGGGAGAGCACGAAGCTGAGCCCGTCGCGGAGGAGTTCACCGACGAGGCCTTTGCTCCTCAGGAGCACATTGGAACCGATCCCCTTGAGGATCTCATGATTGATGTCCCTCAGGACACGGTGGTGCTGCAGTGAGTCGAGATGCAATTGTTGACAGCGTCCTTTCCCGAGCCGCAATGCGAATCGGATACTACGCTCCAGACGATCCTGAGCCGGGATCCGAGGCTGGACGCTATTGGGCCGCCCGAACTGGTCAGCAGTGGCTTGCTGGACCGTCCGATTCTGTGTGGTGGTGCATGCTTTTCGTCAGCATGTGTCTCGACGAGGTCGGAGAGATCGACGCCATTGGCGGGTTCTCTTTCAACACTGACTACACAGTCAATAAGGTCCGCCAGCACCCCGATGCTTACTTCGTTTCGGTTTATGACGCCAAGCGTGGCGATGTCGTAATCTTCAACTGGGACGGTGGCGGTACCGACCACGTTGGAATTGTTGAGAAGAACCTCGGTGGTGGTGTTCTTCAGACCATCGAGGGTAATACCTCTTCCGGTAGTGAGGGTTCTCAGTCCGCGGGCAACGGTGTCTGGCGTCGTCAGCGTTCCTATGGAATCGCTTATGTGATTCGCCCAGCCTATTCTGGAGGCGGAAGTGCAACCGAAGCTGCTTCTAGCGGATTCTCTAACATCACTGCGCTCCAGTCCGCTGTCCGCGCTACGCCCGACAATGTCTGCGGAGAGGAGACTCGCTCTCACGTCCTTGCAGTCGCTTCGGCCTCGGCGTGGGGAGGAGTTAACTTCCCTTATGGTGTGGGCTTCACCCAGGCTGTTGTCGGCGCAACTGTGGATGATGTCTGGGGCGATGAGTCAGAGGCTTGCCACGATGCTACAGTCGAGAAGGTTCAGGCTGCAGTAGGCGTGGAGGTTGACGGTATCTACGGATCCGAGACCAACGCCACAATCAACAGTCTTCTTGCTCGGGCGGAACAGCCCTAAGGAGTCAAAATGGCAGCACCTTATTGCACCATAACTGCTCAGGTCCCCGGTGGAGAGAATCGACGGGGATACGTCGCAGTAATCCCGGATGTTTCGGGGGCAGTCGCCACTATCGAGGGAGCCAGCGTCTTGATGAGGGACGTTATGGCAGTTACCGATGTGAGCGGTGCCGTCCATCTCGATGTGTTAGCTCCAGGTGATGGTGTCTCCCCCGCCGGATCCTGGACGCATACAATAATTATCAAGTCACCAGGCTATAAGCTGGTAAAGCACCTTAATCTTGCACAGGGTGCTACTATCGACGCTATTAACGAGCCAGACGTACCGCCTTATGTTCCACAGTACGGCGGAGGCGGTGGAGGAGCTGGTCTCCCCGGACCCAAGGGTGAGCGCGGCCCAGTCGGTCCTCCCGGACCTAAGGGCGATCCAGGGCCAAAGGGTGACGACGGAGATCGTGGCTCTAGTGGGCCTCAGGGTGTTCCTGGTCCTCCTGGACAAAGGGGTATTCAGGGGCCGCCTGGTCCTCCCGGGAAAGACGGAGAGAACGGCCTCATCGGTCCCCAGGGGGCAACTGGCCCCGCTGGACCCGAAGGCCCTCCTGGACCGGTTGGTGAGACAGGACCTGCTGGCGAACGAGGCCCTATTGGCCCCGCCGGACCCTCCGGACCTCGAGGTATTCAAGGGATTCAGGGCCCAGCCGGACAGGCTGGCCCCCAGGGTTTGAAAGGCGACCCTATGCAATAGGGGGATCCTGGTCCACAGGGACCTCCTGGACCACAGGGACCTCCTGGACCTCCTGGTGGAGGTGGCGCTGGCGGAGCTACTCCTGTTCCTGGCCCTAAGGGGGATTCTGGTCCACAGGGACCTCCTGGACCAGAAGGTCCTAGAGGCCCACAGGGACTCCAGGGTACTGCTGGAGCTCAGGGTAAGCAGGGTCTTCCTGGCCCTAAGGGGGATACTGGTCCACAGGGACCTCCTGGACCCATTGGTCCTGCCGGTGAGCGTGGTCCCGTTGGTCCTCCTGGAAAAGATGCGATTAGTCCGCAGCTTTCCAACTACCTCACTAAGGTAGAGGCCGATGGAACATACGTCAATGCCCTTCAGGCCTCATCCAAGTTTGAGTCCAAGATTGAAGCTGCCGCTAAGCATGCAACGATGAACTCCGAACTCGGGAAGCTTAAGACTCGGGATACTGAGCTAGATGGTAAGATCGATACTGTAAACAAGCGTATCGATACTGAGGCTCGTGGACGTCTTCCGTTCGAGAAGGGTAAGAAATACTACTCGCCAGTTACATACTACTGGCCTGATTACTACAACGCTGGACAGCCAGGGAAGACATCTAAGTGGGCTGAGACTCTGTCTATGGGTGGAACTCTCGGCATTGTCATCCTGAACCGCAATTCAGGGGACTGGGAGTCATTCGACAACGACTTCAAGGTTCAGGCTGAGCGGGCTCTATCCGCTGGTGCAAAGCGTGCGGTCTTCTATGTTAAGACTCAGTACGGCGCAGCAAGTCTCGGGCACGATGATCCTGGTCGAGCGGGCATTCCAAACCCCGATAAGTACTCTAAAGAGTACATTCTCAAGCAGATCGGGTTCGCCAAGACACATTACGGCGATCTATGCCAAGGCGTATTCCTCGACGAGGTCATTAATGGCTGGGGCGCTCAGGCTGGTCGCGTCTCCTGGTACAAGGATCTGATCGATACCATCCGCAAGACGTATGGTCCGACGTTCTTCATCGCGATTAACTCCGGATCGAACATCTCTCAGGACATGTGCGCACTCGATTTCGATGTGTGTATGATGTTCGAGCAGAGCGCGTCAAAATGGTTGCAGGATGACCCTGGTAATCCGATCCTCCCGTCGCACATGGCGAATATGCCTTCCACCAAGTGGTGGGCTGTAGTCCATGGAGTTACTGAGACCAATTATCCTCAGGTCTTTGAAAAGGCAGACAAGCTCGGAATCGCTCATCTGTACATCACGGACGGCGTACTTGTCGAGGATCCAAATCATGGCGGTCAGTGGGAGCCTGTTGGTAACCCCTACCAGAATCCACCAGGTCTCCATCTTCGAGCTCTAGTCAAGCCGTGGATCAATGGAACCCTCGATCTCTATCTGAAGGTTCTCGCTCTGGAGAAACTCGGTGGAGGTAAGGGCCAAAAGGGTGATCCTGGACCCAAGGGTGATCCAGGTCCTAAAGGTCCTCCCGGAGAGCGGGGTCCTGCCGGTCCTCCTGGTCCCGAAGGCCCTCGAGGTTTACCAGGACCAACTGGTGGAATCGGTGCTCAGGGTCCTCGTGGTCCAGAAGGACCAAAGGGTGCTCAGGGTGAACGTGGCCCACAGGGGTTTCAGGGCACTCAGGGTCTGAAGGGTAATCCGGGTGACCGTGGTCCGATCGGCCCGGCAGGTCCAGGTGGTCCCGCAGGTCCTCAGGGTGCTCCTGGTATGTTTACGCCTCGGATGCTTCCTCGTGGAACTACCATGTCCCAGCGAGACATGAACTACCTCAAGTCTGGTGGTAGTACGAACTATGATGGATCGCTTCCTCAGATCGGCGACTACTGGACCGATGTCTCTGGGAACAAGTGGTACCTGGCGCACTTCAACTATCTGTATGGCGTGCTCGGTACTCACGCTGTTCTTGTCTGTCCCACCGGGGCTCGCCATGACGTAATGTACTCAACCCGGGACAACTCAGCTGGGTACTTCGGTTGTGGGTTCCACCAATGGGGGCAGCAAGAGAACTGGGATCAGTTCGGAAATATGATGCGAGGCCTTGGCGGAGAAACCAAGGTTCTGAAGCAGTTTCCATGGATCCAGACCGATGGTATGGTGAACGGTAATGCTTCGACCGCAGCCGAGAAGACTGTAAAGGCAGCTGTTGTCACCGAGGCTATGGTGTTCGGATACCGACCCATGTCTGCTGTGACATATAACACTCGTGTTGGGTTGTCTATGTCGGGACAGCATCAGCTTGATCTATTCAAGGTAGCTCCCTGGTTGGCATTTGTCCCTGGAATCCATGGTAACCGATACAAGTGGCTTGCCGATCCCATCGGTGCTGGGTCTTGGACTGTCATCGATTCGCAGGCAGCACGTGCTACCTGGAATTATGTGGACACTCGTGGTGCAACTATGAGTTTCGTTATCATCGGCTAGGAGAAACATGATCACAATCGAGAGCCAGGGCGATTGGCGCCCAACCAAAAACTGGATGGCTCGCATGCTCAAACTGGATCTCGCGCTGATCATGAACCAGTTCGGCAAGGAGGGGGTGGAGGCATTACGTCGTTCCACTCCCTCCTCGTCGGGCGAGACAGCTGCGGCCTGGAATTACGAGGTAAAGCGTACAGGTAACAGCTGGAAAATTACATGGACTAACGCACATGTCAACAAAGGCGTTAACATCGCCGTGATTCTACAATACGGTCACGGCACCCGGAACGGCGGATACGTCGCCGGGCGAGACTACATCAATCCGGCAATCAGGCCGGTCTTCGACAAGATCGCACAGAAGGCCTGGAAGGAGGTCACTAGGTAGTGGCAACCATTGACGAGCGAGTAGTCTCGCTCAAACTCAACAATAAACAGTTCGTCGGCGCTATTCAAGAGTCCGCGGCGAGCATGGATAAACTTAAAAACTCGCTTGGGAGTGTCGGTAGCTCAGCAAGCGGTCTTTCTCGCATCTCCGAGATTGCGAGAAACACAACTTTCGGCGATCTAGCCAATAAAGCACTTGAGGTAGGTCGGAATCTTACCGTCTCGCAGGGTCTGGGCATCGCTGCATTTGGCGGAATTGCTGGAGCGGCGGTTGCAGCAGGGTCTAAGATCGTAACCGGCTTCTTCCAGGTCATGAAAGATGGTTTCGCCGAGTACGAGACTCAGATCAATTCGGTTCAGACCATTCTTGCCAACACGGCTCAAAATGGTACCACGCTGACCCAGGTTAACGCTGCACTTGATGAGCTCAACAGCTACGCTGATAAGACCATCTACAACTTCACTGAGATGACCAACTCGATTGGTACCTTCACGGTTGCCGGTGTTGGTCTGGAAGACGCTACTGCTGCCGTTAAGGGGTTCTCTAACATGGCAGCTCTCTCCGGTGCAAATGCTCAGCAGGCTGCTGGTGCTACTCGGCAGCTTGCTCAGGCTATGAGCTCTGGTGTCGTTAAGCTCCAGGACTGGATGTCCATCGAGAACGCAGGCATCGGCGGTAAGCAGTTCCAGGAAGCTATCATGACCACCGCCAGGATGCACGGTGTTGCGGTCGACGAGATGATAGCTAAGAACGGAAGCTTCCGACTCTCTCTCCAAGAAGGCTGGCTCTCGGCAGAGATCATGACCGAGACCCTGAAGGCCATGACTGGCGACCTCTCCGAGGAACAGCTCAAGCAGATGGGTTACTCGGAAGAGCAGGCCGCTCAGATGAAGAAGCTTGCTCAGGCTGGTCTTGACTCGGCTACCCAGATTCGAACCTTCACTCAGATGATTGGTACCTGGGGAGAGGCTCTCGGTTCTGGTTGGTCGAAGACTTGGCAGCTCATCTTTGGTGACTTTGGTGAGGCACAGAGCCTGTTTACCTCAGTTGGTAACTGGGTCGGCGACCTCATTAACAAGATGAGTGATGCTCGAAACAATACTCTCCAGCTGTGGCGATCGTTTGGCGGTCGAGAAGCTCTAATTCGAGCTCTCGGCTTTGCTCTCGAGAACATCTGGCAGGTTCTGAGTTCTATCGGTAAGGCATTTAACTCGGTCTTCGGTGGAAATACTGCAGTCCTCATCACGAGACTGACGTTCCATTTTGGCGTTCTCATGTCATATTTGTCGGTGACCGAGAACTCAGCTAATAAGATACAGCGAACCTTTGCCGGCCTCTTCGCTGCGGTGAAAATCGTCCTATACCCTTTCATCGAGCTGGGTAAAACGGTCTTCTATGTCGCTATGGCGATCCTCAATGCCCTCTATCCAGCAGTGACTGGTACTAGTGGTGGTATTCTTGCCGTAACAGCCACTATCGGTGACTTTGTTGTTTGGCTTTCGAACCTGATTCAGAAGCTAAATCTATCTGGTATCGCTCTCAAGATCCTGATTCCTCCAATCAATCTCCTCGGTACCGTTATCCGATGGATTGTGGGTGGACTTCAATCGTTCTTCAAGTGGCTCGACATCGGCGGGCGAGTTAAAGCTGCTTCAGACGCAGTCGGAGGACTCTCTGGAGCACTAGGGACCATCATGACCGCCATCAAGGCGTCTCCTGTATTCCAGACATTCGCCGCCGGGATCGATAAGGTTAAAGATGCATTCGCCGGAGTTAAGGCTTCCATCCAGGACTTCGGTGACAAAGTCGGAGATAAACTTGGTTCTAAGCTGGCTTCCACCAAGGCTGCCGTGTCTAATTTCTTCGCAGGATTCAACGTCAATGGACTGACCGGGTTTCAGGGTATCCTTGAAGCGGTCATGGTTCTACTTGAGAAGTTCGCTCTGAAGCTTGACATCTCTGGTAAGGCCGAGTGGCTTGCTAATAAGCTTAACGAGCTTGGCGCTGCCATCTCCGCTCTATTCGACAAGATCAAGAACTCGGCGGTCTGGGATAAATTCGGTAATGGAATGGCTAAGGTCGGAGATAAGGTCTCGGATCTGGCGCACTCCTTCCAGGACTGGATCAACGGACAGTCTGATGTCAAGAGTAAGGCGACCGAAGTCGGTAATGCTGTCTCCGATATGGGGAACAAGACTGCCACTGCTGCGGCTCAGGCAGGTAATGCTGCAAAGCAAAACTTCCTGTCAAAATGGTTAGACGATATCAAGCGTATGGCCAACACTCTCCACCTTCCCGAGCTCTTCGAGACGGTGAAGCAGAAGCTGATAGAGTTCAAGAACTTCTTCACTCAGACACTTGGTCCGGCTATCAAGCAAGGAGCCTCTAAGGCTTTTGGTTCTATTGGCGAAGCCCTTGGTAAGGCTAACGAGAACCTGAAGTCTTACGACATGGGTAAGATTCTCGTGACAGCTATGGGTGGTGGTGTCTTGTACGCCATCACAACGTGGATCAAGTCCTTCAAGGACAACTTCGACAAGATCGGAAACCTCGCTGACAAGATCGGTGAGACATTCGATAAACTCGGCGATGTCCTGAGTGCCTTCGAGACCAAGATCAAGACTGAGGCTCTGCAGAAAATCGCTATTGCGCTGCTTCTCCTTGCTGCAGCACTTGTGGTTATGGCTCTAGTACCATTCCCTAAGCTCATGCAAAGTATCGGCGCTCTTGGTGTGGTTGTCTATCTGTTGACCGATGCTATGAAGGCCTTGGATGACGTCAATACCGACGGGATCTGGAAGCTGACACCCGTTCTGGTATCACTTGGCGTAACCATGATCCTTCTTGCTTCCGCTATTTCCATCATGGGGAAGATGAAGCCAGAAGCTGCTCTACAGGGTGTTATCACACTTGGCGTACTGATCGCCTACCTTACTGGTATGCTTTACTCGATCAGTGCTAACAAGAATGCCCCTGAGGGCGGTCGGGTCTTCATGTCTCTGGCTGTATCTATGGTAATCCTAGCAACAGCAGTAGCCATCCTTGGTTCGCTCCCCATGGCCGTCGCTCTTCAAGGTATCATCGGCCTCGGTGTGATTATCGCTGCGCTCGCTGGGTTCATGTTCGTCGTTACGAAGAACCCAAACATGGCTAGCGGCGCTGGAGTGCTGCTGTCTCTAGCAATCTCTTGTACAATTCTCGTGAGTGCTATCTGGCTCCTCGGGTCTATGGATACAGGGAAGCTTGTTCAGGGTGTTCTGGCTCTTGGCGTGGTCATTGCCGCTCTAGTTGTGGCTATGACGATCGCTGCTCGAGGCGCCGGTATTGGTGCTGCTCCAATTCTGGCAATGTCTGTGGCATTGTTGATTCTAGTCGGGGTAGTATCGATCTTCGGCGACATGCCCCTCGGTAAGCTTGTCCAAGGTATGGTGGCTCTGGCAGCTGGACTGACAATCCTCTGTGTAGCCATGCTGGTTGCTAGCAACTCGATCGGTGGTGCGGTTGCGCTAGGTATTATGGCTGTCGCCTTGGTACCATTCGCGAATGCGATGCAGACCCTCTCGAGTATCTCTTGGGCTGGTCTTGCTGTTGGGTTGGTGGCTATGGCTGCTGGGTTCGCCATCTTCCTTGCTGCGGCATTCGTAGCACAGATGGTTGCACCGGGTATCATCCTTCTTACTGTTGCACTACTGGCGCTTGGTATTGCGCTCATCCCGATTTCTATTGGTATGGCCGCCTTCGCCGTAATGCTGGGTATCTTGGCTACCACTGGTTCAGCAGCATTCCTGGTTCTTGCTGAGGGAATCAAAATGCTTAGTGCTTTGCTCCCGCAGCTAGCCACGGATCTAGCCAATGCACTGATGAACTTCATCGTGACTATCGCGGCGAGAACTCCTGAGTTGGTTACGGCCTTCTCAAACATCCTACAGGCGATTATCGAGGCAATTATCATCAACACGCCTCTGGTCGTTGCGGCGCTCTTCACTCTGATTTCAGCTCTTCTCACCGAGCTCGACAACCATGCTTACGAGTTCGGTAACAAGGCTGCCAACATCATTGCGAAGTTCCTACAGGGTATTGCTGATGGTCTTCCTGCCATCATTAGGGCTGGAGCCGACTTGATCGTCAACTTCCTGAACGGTATTTCCGAGCAGCTTCCTAGGATCCTGGATGCTGCTGGTAACCTGATCCTGACATTCCTCGAGGGTATTGCTAATACCATTAGGAAGTACAACGCAAGGATCCGACAGGCTGGTCTCGATATCGCTTGGGCTATCATTGATGGGGTCACCTTCGGTCTAGCCGACAAGGCTTGGAAGATTGGTGAGAGTCTGGTCAACGCTGCCAGCAATGGTTACGATAAGATGAAGGAGTTCTTTGGAATTCACTCACCTTCTCGACTGATGCGGCAGCTGGCTCACTATGTTGGCGATGGTATGATCCTGGGGCTCAAGGACAAAGAGGAGACTATCGGCGATGCTGGTAAGAGCCTCGGTCAGGGAGCCTACGACGCCATGAAGGAACCCCTCAACAAGATCAATGATATGTTTGAGGATGACCCCGCCTTCCGTCCTGAGATCGCACCCGTGCTCAACCTTGAGGAGCTTACCAAGCAGGCTCAAGCTCTTGGTGGAATCGGTGGAAGTCTGGGTATCTCAGCGGGATTGGCGAACGGGGCCAGGCCGAAGGTCCAGCTGGAGGACACTAAGGTTACCTCTGACCAGAGCCCAACTCAGATAACGTTCAACCAGAACAACTACTCTCCGGAGGCACTCAGCGAGGCCGAGATCTACCGGCAGACACACAACCAGCTCGCAAGAGCAAGGAGGCTACTCAACACATGATTCGATCAATCACGATCGACCCAGATGGGTATGATCGAATGACACTTTCGCTCACTGACCCCTGGGCGCAGGAGGTCGTGATTAAGGATATCGATGGTCTGGGACCAACCAAGGGCGAGATCTCGATGGAATACATGGGTGTGGGTAACCGGTCTTACCTGAAGGGGGCCAGGCTCACGAGGCGTAATGTCACGATGACTCTGGTCCCCTTTGGGGACGACATCGAGCGTATTCGACAGAAGATCTACAACTACTTCATCGTTGGTGGGGAACTCTCACTCGAGGTAGAGACCGATCGGCGGCGGGTTAAGGCTCGGTTCTACGTTGAGGCTTGTGATACTGACATCTTCGCCGAACAGGTGGAGATGAATATTTCACTGATTTCGCTGTCGCCATATTGGTCGGCACTTTCCTCGGTCAGGGAGATCGTCTCTGGTCGCACCGCCGAGGAGCCTCTGTTCGAGTTCCCGTTCCACTCGGATGCTCCTCCGCCGGATATTATCTTTGGTAAGATCGGTTGGGGACGCTCTAAGCGAATCACCAACCTTGGGGACATCAAGACCGGCGCCCTTATTACGTTGACCTTTAACGGCGACGTCAAGAACCTCCGGATCATGAATAACGCAGCGAATGAGCAGATGCGCTTCTCCAAGCCTCAGCCGTTCTATGCTACTGAGCGACTAATCATAGATTCTCGAGATGGGCGTCGTTCTATCACCCATATCAACTCTCAGAATCTATATTCTGCAGCGTATGGTGTGCAGTCTTGGGATAGCACCTGGATGTACGTCTACCCGGGTATTAACGACTTCGCTATCGAGTACCAGACAGCATTCGGATATACCGCTATTGGTGAGCTTGTAGAGATGACTGTCGAGTACGAGCCGCAATACAGGGGTATCTGATGCGTCTATTCTCTAGTGGTAATATCAATGGCGGCCCAAGGTCTAACCCCAATGAGAACATGCAGCCTTGGGTGGAGATCGAGGATTTCGAGTCCTTATCCTGGTCTGAGCGCTCACATGACTATGGCGATTTCAAGCTCCAGATTGTATCAGATACAATCGAGCCTCAGTTTGGCACATATTCTATGTGGATGCGTGATGACTCCGATTTCGTGATGATCTGTGAGGACATTCACGCAAAACAGTTACCCTCAGGCAAGTATATCCAGGAGTACTCCGGACGCAGCCTTGAGTCGATGCTTGAGTGGAGGGTTAACGAGGACAAGATTCCTCTTCAGATCCCCGATACAAGGTGGCTTGAGACTCAGCTGTATCTCGAGACGATTCTCCACAACAACTTCGGGTCCGGAGCGTCTACCCGACGACGTATTCCTGGATTTAACGTCCACCGAGAGGTAGATGTCAACTCCTGGATCCGAGTCAATATGGCTGATTTCGACGGTGACTGGGATGAGACCGTTGGACTTACCCTCAACCGAGACCACATTGTGAAGCATGTTCGTAGGTTCTTGGATATGACGAAGCCGAATGGTTTCTCCATGTTCTACAGGATCCGAATGAGGAATAGTGGTTTCTGGGTCGACTTCGAGGCTCCTTTCCTTGTGGAGCCTTTGGTATTATCCCCATCAGATGACGACTTCACCGACTTCGAGTATGTGTGGTCAAACCGAAAGAAGTACTCGCATATCATTGAGGTATACGACCACTATGAGGTTGATGGGAAGAAACCTCAAAATGGTAAGTCTCGAACTAATGTTCTCGAGGTTCGTAATGAGATCCCCATGCTTCGACGAGAGGTCTTGTGGAATAATACAGCAGACCACAAGGTCCTCGACCCCAACGACAAGGATTCGAAGAAGAATGACCGGGATGTGCATAAGAAGAACGCATACGACTACTCTAACCCCTACTACCCGATCTATGTAGCCGCTGATAAGGCCGGAGAGTATACTCCTGTAATGCAGTACAGCGCTAAACTCGACAGCTTTGGCGCTAACATTAAGTATAGGCGGGACCTATTCGTGGGGGATGTAGTCCGTTATATTCCGGACCCAGGTATCAACCTCCGACAGCAGATGCGCATGCCTGATGGCACCATCAACTGGGAGAAGTATGCCGAGCAAAGGCGAATCGACCTCCAACTCACCGAGGTAACCGAGTCTTGGGACTCCTCTGGCTACACCCTTCAGCCCTCCTTCACCGGTTACGCTGAGAAGTGGTCTGGTGAGGGTAGTAGGGTTAGCGTTGAGCGCAACAGTGAATCCGTATACCGAGCGATTAGGAGCAGGTAATGGCAATTGTATCCGGGTTCTATAACTCGGTAAACGGCGACCGAAAGTATGACGCCGAAGACTTCGGACGACTTCTCAATGGGGTCATCCAGCAGGGCGTATTCGCCAACGTGGGAAACCAGTTCCTCTGTACATCGAACCGAAACGGAATGTCCGTTCGAATCGACACAGGGAAGGCTTGGGTTGGGAGCAAATACATTGAGCTCACCAGCTTCGAGACGGTAAACATCTCTCCCGCTCACCCGAGCTATGACCGAAAGGACTATATTTGCCTTCTGGTCAACAACAACGCCAGTGCTCGAGCGGGATCGGTTACCACTATCCCTGGAACCCCGGCCCCCAAGGGTCCTCAGGTAAAGCCCCCGCAGCTTCCATCTTGGTCCGGCTTTAGCTATCTACCGATCGCTATGGTCGATGTGTATGGCGGTGCCACAAGCATCTCCAACGCTGAGATCACCAACCTGGCAGGAACATCCACCTGCCCTTGGGTCTCTGGACCGAATATGACGGTGAATGTCGACGGACTTCAGAACCAGCTTCAGTCTAAGTTCGACACCTGGTTCGCCTCTGTTCGAGATGCTCTGAACAAGGCTGCTGGTGGAAATGTTAACGTTGATATCGCCAACCTCAAGACAGATATGACCGCTACCAAGGATAAGCTTGAGCGGACAGTTAGGGCTCTGAATTCTTGGGTTGGGGATATCAACAACATCAACGCCAAGATGAGTAATCGTAATACCATCTACGAGATGTTAGACCAGGGTAATGCTGGTATCCACAACTCGATTTGGCGTGGCGATCACTTGGGAACGACGCTTTCCTCGGATCAGCAGGCTGCTATTCGAAATGGTACCTTCAAGGGTATCTATGTTGGAGACTACTGGACCATTTGGGGCGTCCAGTGGCGTGTAGCCGGATTCGACTACTGGCGAAACATCGGCCCGCAGGCCTGGGATCGTCCGCACATGATCCTTATCCCCGATACTTCACTTGTGAAGGCGCCTTGGGGTACTGGATCTACCTCGGATGGTTACATGGGATCACTTCTGTTTAAGAAGGCACCCGCTATCTCTAGTACTATCGACCGACTCAGGGCTATGTTCGGTTCAAACCTGAACTCACCGTGGCACCGTGTATCCAATGGCGCTGAGGATGGTCTGGTTACCTCTTGGGCCTGGGAGGGGACCTCTCAGGCAGCTCTGCTCACTGAGCGTATGATGTTTGGCCAGCCGGTTCAGTCCTATGCACAGTCTTACACTCAGCGCAGGTATGACTTCTCTGTCGCGGCGCAGGGGCAACTCCCTATGTTCCGACTGAACCCGCAATACATCACCTCCGCTAAGGAGGCAATCTGGCTCCAGGATATTGCGAACGCCTCAAGCGCCTTCTTCCTGGACTCCACAGGTATTGTCAACGCCGCACCGGTGACGTACAGCTACGGCGTGCGTCCTTATGTGGTAATCACTTCGTAAGGAAATGATGCAGCACTTCGGCTTCAATCCAGCGCTGGACATCCTAATCGCGGTTGTCCTGTCTGTATTCGGATCCTCCGGGTTCTGGGTATACTTGCAGAAGCGTCAAGAGCGTAGATCTGCAAACACGCGATTGTTGCTGGGTATGGCGCATGACCGAATCGTGTATGTTGGTAAGACATACATCCACCGGGGGTCACTAACTCTCGACGAGTATGAGGACTTCATGAAGTATCTCTACGAGCCTTATGCCGAGTTCGGCGGTAATGGCCTCGCCGAAAGGATTGTCGAGGAAGTCAAGCGACTCCCGGTGGTCCCCTCATCCCGCACACCCACGAGAAGAAGTAAATACGATGGCTAAGCACCTCAAGGAGAATAAGTTGCAGAACAAGTCCTACGACATCCTCAAGTGGGTCGCCCTGGTTGCCCTTCCGGCCACCTCTGCGCTCTATCTGACCCTGGCTGCTCTTTGGAACTTGCCAAACCCGACTGAGGTTGCCGGTACTATCGCTGCAGTCGACACCTTCCTGGGCGTTCTGCTGGGCGTCTCCTCCGCCAAGTATACCGGGAACACCGTCTCAGGGACTCTTCACGTCTCGGAGAACCAGGACATTCACGCCGCCTTCGAGCAGCCTGTCGCTGAGATGCTCCGGAACGGTAAGGTCACCATGGATGTCAAGCAGGTCTAAGCGAGAAAAACCTGCATTATATTGAACCCTAGAAAGGAGACACTTATGAAGACCGACCCGATCCAGGAAACCATTGAAGCCGCTCTCAAGGAAGCGGAACTTCACGATCCCTCATCCGAGGACTACACCACCATTGCTCGCAATGTTGAGACCCTTGCTAAAGCCAAAGCCCTTGGCGAAAGCAAGAAGCTCAGCCCCGATGCAGTGCTTGGCGCAGCTACCTCGATTCTGGGAATCGTCGCAGTTCTGCAGTACGAGAGACTTGCAGTGGTCTCCTCTAAGGCATTCGGCCTCATCATGAAGGTCAAGCCCTTCTGAGATCCGCCTGGCCCCCTGTGCAATTCGCATGGGGGGCTGGGCTTATCTTTTTTGTCAACGCGAGAAAAACGGGGTCTATATTGAAACCCTGACCTAGAAAGGATACTCTCATGAACCTCTCTCCCGCTGCTACCCAGGCCGCCCTCGACTACGCCGAGGAGCTTGCTGCTACCGGACTGAGCTCTGCTGAGTACGACCGACTCTATCTGTGAGTTCAAAAGCTAAACGCCAAATTTCCCCGGCGTTTAGTTTTTAGTCACATTAGTAACATCTGTCGCAAAATTAACACGGTGTATATTGAAGACCCTAGAAAGGAACCACAATGTTCACCCTCGCTGCTCTCATTGCCCTCCCCTTCGTCATCCTCGGCACCCTGCTGCTGGTTGGCGATGTGTTCGGCAAGAAGACCCGTGAAATCTGATCCCTACTAAACTCTCAGCCAAAGATCCCGCCATGGGATCTAGGCTTTTATTTTTTTGCGCGAGGAAAACTCTGTGTATATTGAAGACCTACGAAAGGAACCACCAATGCTATACATCGCCCTCGCTCTGACCACTATTATGGCTATCTGGTTCGCCGTTGCTCACGAAGAGCAGAAGTTTAAAGCTGAAAAATACCGCCAGCTTTCGCTTCGACTCAAGAAAGAGAACGACGCCCTGAAAGACACTGATACTATGGAAGAGTTCGAGCGACTTGCTCTGAAGTGCTTCTCCAAGTGACTTCAACCCCACCCCCTATATCCCGACCTGGGATATAGGCTTTTTGAAAGGAATACACATGTTCGCACCCGCCATCACAGCCATCGCTATTGCTTATGGCCTTGCTCTGATCGGACTCATCATCCTCCTCGCAAAGGCTGACCACGAGCGAGACCAGCTCAAGACCAGCGTCGATATGCTTGTGAAGGCTCAGGTGAAGTCCGTTCTCGAGATCAAGGAGCTTCAGGCAGAGATCCGCGAGAAAAACTGACCCTTATATGAGACCCCTCTACTCGAAAGGAACCACCATGGACACCAACGACACCAACGTCGAGACCACCGAGCCCGTCATCGAGTTCAAGTTCAACAAGGACGCTCTCGTTCCCGCTATCAAGCGCAATGCTAAGAAGATCATTGCCGGAGCCGCTGTTATCGCAGCCGGCACCGCTCTGACCCTCATGGCTGTGCGCTCGGTACCGGAGATCGAGGACTCCGAGGAACTCGAGCACGATGAACTCGATGAGATCGATTCCGCCGAGTCCGACTCCGACGACTGACTCTCACCTATAGCCCCCAACAAGGGCTATAGGCTTTCCGCGACAGAAACCATGAGTATATTGAAGACCCTACGAAAGGAACCTCCAATGCTCATCCGTTTCACCGTTTCTGTTATTCGGAACGCCCTCCTCATCATGGGTGTTATCCTCGCCTCCTGTTTTATTGGACGCGGGGCTAATACCCGGATGAAGCACGTTCTGAATATGCAGCAGCGTCACATGAACCGCCGCATCCGTTCTGCCCGCTGGTAAACACCACCTATATCCCGACTTGGGATATAGGCTTTTGTCTGATAGAAAGGACACACAATGCTGACCGTACTTCTCGGTCCAAGCTGCTCAGGCAAGACAACCCTTCAACAGAAAATGGTTCAGAATGATGGATACCATGCTGTCCGAACTGCCACCACACGCCCTCGACGTATGGGAGAAGACGCTTCTACCTACTACTTCCTCAAGGATGGTGCCTTTAGAGAGTGGGAACGACGAGGAGATCTTATCTGTTGTGAGGTCTTCCGAGGCTGGCGATACGGAGTTCCGCGTGATGAGATTTCCCGACGGAACGACCGGCCTAATCGAGTTGTCATTCTCACAGTCGGAGGCACACTCGAGCTCCTCAGTCGACACTCTGATATCGTGGTTGGGGACGGACTGAAGATCCTCTACCTCGGAGCAGATGGACCTACTGCCGAAGCACGATCCTATCAGCGAGGAGATGATCGGCGTGAGTATCTTCGTCGTATGGCTGCTGACTCGATCGACTTCCGCAAGTTCCCTCAGGAGAACGGTATGTGGGAGTTTGAGCCGAGCTATATCCTCAGCTGTCTGAACAACCGAGACAACTACAAGCTCGACCCGAAGCTTAAGAGGGTTGACCGAAAGGAGTACAAGTGAATGTCACTACAGGTACGGAGCTACTCAAGAAAAACGCACCTGCTATCCTCACCGCTGCGGCATGTATCGGGACCGTCACCACAGCCGTACTCACGGCGCGTGGGGCCACGCTCGCCATTGAGAGGACAGCGGATTATTGTAGGGAGAACCTCCGCTCGCCCGAGGACCTTGACTGGAAAGAGAAGTTTACTGTCTCGTACAGCTGCTACATTCCCGCTGCTATCGCCGGGGTATCGACACTGGTGGCTATCATCGCAGCTAACCGTGTCCAATATGCTCGAGGTGCGGCGTTCGCACTTGCTTACGCAGGTAGCGAGAAGGCGTTTGCGAGGTATCGCGACGCTGTGGCGGAAGTGGTTAAGCCGAAGGACCGAGAGAAGATTAAGACTCGCATTGCAGAGAAGGCTCTCGAGGATGCTGGAGAACCTGTATCCGGCACTGTTCTCGTGGCCGCCTCAGGAGATGTCCTCTGCTACGACGTGTTCTCCGGTCGGTACTTCCGATCTGACATCGAGACGATCCGTCGGGTCGAGAATAACATCAATGGTCAGCTCAATACTGAGTGTTATGCGTCTCTTAACGAGTTCTACACTGGACTCGGGCTTCCCCCAGTCGCCGCAGGCGAGCTTGTCGGATGGTCTGAGCCTAACTCCCTCAGTGTCGAGTTCGGGTCACAGCTTGATCCAAAGGGAAACCCTGTTCTGACCGTCGACTTCCTTGTTGCGCCAAAGGAGAACTATTTCAAGATCGCGTAGCAAACTACGGGTATAATGAACCACCACTTGAAAGGACACATCATGTTCATTCTGCCCTACACCCAGAACCAGTCTGTTTGGCTCGCCGGAAACAACATCGTTTCCAGCTCCAAGGACGACTCTGAGAAGACCGAACCCACCACCAAGTGAACCACCTATATCCCGACCTGGGATATAGGCTTTTTGAAAGGATACTCATGTTCAAAACCACCGTTCGCGCCAAGTCCTTCTTCGACGACGAGGTTACCACTCACACCCTCTACTTCAACCTTTCTCGTCGAGAGGTATTTGAGCTTGCGAAGGAGTACAACGGCGTCAACGCATTCCAGGAGTACATCACCAACGCTCAGGCGGACGAGAACCTCTTCCAGATTGTTGAGTTCACCGACAACATCATTGGTAAGGCCTATGGCGAGCGACAGGGCGAGCGCTTCGTCAAGTCTGATCTGATCACGAAGAACTTCATTGACGGACCCGTCTACGAGGTCCTCTTCGACAAGATTGCTGCCGACCCGAAGTTCGCCAAGGAGCTCATGGAGGGTATTCTCCCGACCAAGCTGCTCGACTCCCTCAAGGATGACCCGAAGTACAAGGAGATCTCTGAGAAGATCGGCTGATCATATTCTCGAGGGGGCCTGGAGCAATCTGGGCCCCCTCAAACCTCGAAAGGACACACAATGGCAAATTCCCCAATCCGACCTGAGCTCCCTTCCAACTCCAAGCTCAAGGAGCGCAAGAAGGTAGAGCAGGTCACCTCCTCACCAGTCACCAAGAAGAAGCAAGGCTTCGCTACCAAGGCCGTATCCGCATTCGTTGGAGAGGACATTCACAATGTTGGAGAGTATCTTGTTTACGATGTTGCAATCCCGGCATTCAAGAACCTCATCTCTGACATGGTTTCTCAGGGTATCGAACGTATGCTCTTTGGAGAGAGCTCTCCTCGACGCGGCTCTAGTTCGGGTGGGACGCGAGTCTCCTACGGCTCCTACTCTCGTCCGGGCTCAGCTCCAGGCAACCGCAGAGATGCATCTCCACGAAATCGCCGCTACCACGACTTCTCGGACATCGAGCTCGAGTCGCGGGACGAAGCGTACCTCGTTCTCGACCGCCTTGCAGACCTGGTCGACGAATATGGTCTCGCCACCGTGGCAGACTTGTACGACCTCTGTGGTATCACGACCGAGTATACCGATGAGAACTGGGGCTGGACTTCGGCCCGGAACATGTCGGTAATCCGCTCGAGGCACGGCTACATGCTTCAGCTTCCCAAACCTGATCACGTTACATCACGATGACACCTCAACAGACGCGGCTTGCACTGATCGCCGCATATCCATACTCAGACAAATGGCGTCGGCGCGTTGAGCGCATGGAAGACGACCAGGCAATCGCAATCTATCTTCGACTCAAGAAAGCTGGTAGGATCAAGTGAATCTCTCCTTCGCAACCCGTATCATTGGTCGGACCTCGCTGGTTATCAGTAAGCACGCTCCGACCATCCTGACTGTGGCTGGCACTGCTGGCTTCATCGGGACCACCGTTCTCGCTTCCAAGGCCACCCTCAAACTCGAGGAGACTGTGGCTGAGGAGGCTTCTCTCCTCGTCAAGGTCCACGAGGCACAGGAGGAGGGTAAGCTCACCGACAAGGACGCTGCACACGACAAGGTTGTCCTGTACACCCGAATGGCGACCAAGCTCGGGAAGCTGTATGCTCCCGCGCTGATTCTGGGCGCCGCTTCGATCGCTGCTCTGGCTACTGGTCACGGTATCATGCTCAAGCGAAACGCCTCTCTGGCTGCTGCCTACGCCGCGGTCGACCAGGCCTTCAAGTCCTACAAGAAGAAGGTCGAGGCTAAGTTCGGTAAGGACGCTGTCCTCGAGGCTATCTCAGTTCCAACCGAGGAGCTCGTGGTGGACGGCGAGACGACTGAGTCCGTTCTCAAGTACGGTGACACCTCTCCTTATGGCGTCATCTTCGACGAGACCAACCACAACTGGTCTGCTGATGAGGACCTGTCTGCGCTTCACCTGAAGTGCCAGCAGCAGTACGCCAATGATATTCTCCAGACTCGTGGGCACATCTTCCTCAACGAGGTCTACAAGATGCTCGGGTTCCCCCACACTCCCGCTGGCGCTATCACTGGTTGGGTCAAGGGTAACGGCGACAACTTCGTTGACTTCAACATCCACGACGGTCTCTTCGAGGGCGAGGACGCTAACGGTCGTCTCGTGACGAAGTGGGCGTTGGACTTCAACGTCGACGGCGTCATGTACGACAAGATCTGAGGCGCATATGCTTGAACGAGTTCTATATTTCGGAGCCGGAGCTATCGCCGGCG